CTTTTATTTTAGGGGCCCGTCTTGGAGCGGATCGATTGAGGAATAAACTACAAGAGTGGCTGAATGCAAGTGATACACTTGATTGTAAGTTTGAATCACTGCAGTCCTGTTTTTCGGCTATAGATTTTGCGATAACGAAGTTGGATCAAATGGAGGCTGATCTTGATTCAGGCAGATCGTGGCTTTCAGGCATTATCCGATAATGCCGTCGGGGCGGTTCTATTGTGCTTAGATTGTGAGGTCAGTTAAGGCCGATTACTAGGAAGTTATATCGATGGTTGATATCAAAGATTTTAATGTTTCGATTTCTACAAATGTCGCGATGTTCTTTCTGTCCTTTGTCGCGCCAGGATTTTTGATTGTCTTTTTGCTAAGTCCTCAGCTATTTAACGATATGGATTTTTGGAAATTATTTATATTTTCATCGTCAATAACTGTTCCGCCGTTTGCGTTTGCGTTAATGTTTGCGGCTTCAGCTTATTTCAATATTGTTAGGGATTATCCGGATCGTCCGGATTATGCAGTGAGTTGGGGAGGCCCGAGGGAGTGGTATTTGCGACTAGGATTCAATAATTCTATCTCGATGTATGTCAATGCTCTATTAATTTGGACGTTTGACTTTGGGGTTAAGGGTTTTGTGATCTGTGGCGTGATAACGACAGTTTTAAACATCGTCTCAGAGATTTATTTGTATCTACGTTTTACGCGTAATCCTGAGGGCTCCAAACATCTGTGGCTGTCATCACTCAATGCATTGCTGAAGTAGAGATACTCCGTGAGCTATTGAGACGGCAGGATTACTTGGTTACTTGGTCACTTGGTCACTTGGTCACTTGGTCACTTGGTTCGCCTTGCCGGCGGTGCCGAAGAACTGATCCAGCTTTCGATTCAGGTCGTCGATCATCGAAACTCGCGGGTTGGGGATCGGGCCGATGTTCATCGGGTTGCTCCCATGAAGGCGAAGACGGAAAGCACAGCAACGAACACCAACGCCCATCGCGTCATCCAACGCGCCACGTTGCCGACGGTAATGTGCGCGGCTTGGGCGAAGTGAGCGGTGCTTTCAAAACCCTGCGCTGACCGGCAGGCGTTCATGTGGCCTGCCACCTCTGCGCGCTCGGTACCGGTCTGGCGATCAACTACGCCAAACAAATTGTTTCCGTGTGGCACGACGGCGAAGCGGGGTGATACCACCGCTACTGTGATGCCGGTCTTTTGGTAGAACTCGGCGGTGGCCAGGTTGGCGCGTTGACGCAGTCCATCGAGGATGGCGCGTCGCTGTTGGATTGTCGGGTTCATGTCCTTTCCTCGGTTGGTTCGACAGGAAAATCTTTTCCGTTCAGGTGCAATTTGTTTCCGTTCTGGATTCCGCTACCTATGCGTGGTGGTCGTATGCCTCGACGCGCTTTGCCGTCCGGACTTGGGCGATGCGTTGCTCAGGGACTCGGCGATCACGCCGCATTGAGTCGCCATCGAGCATGGCGTGCATGGCGATGAGTACAGCCAGCACGAAGCACATCGGCGAAATTATTTGGCGGCGCATAGCTTCGGCCACCAGTGCTGCGCGGCGGGTGACGCCGAGCTTAAACATTGCGTTGGTGAGGCGTTTCGCCACGGCAGCCGGCGAAATGCCGACTTCCCGAGCGATTTCCTTCGCGGTCAGCCCTAGGGCTACCCATAAAAGGAACTGAAGTTCTCGCGGCGCCAGGCCACGACCGAGGTGACCCTTCCATGTGCCATTTACGATCTCTGTTTCCATCGCGTTGACTCCCGGTTGTTTTCCCAATGCACCCGGTCAAGCAGGTGCATCAGTGAGAATTCCGTGTCCCTTCGGCGCTGCTGGCGCAGTACGGGCTACTTCAATTTGTTCATCCGACCGCGACTCAATCCGCCGGATAACTGCTTATGGTGCTTTACGCTGCACACCTGGGTCAGTTGCCAACCCTCTGAACCGTTGAGGCCGGTTCATCGCTGCCCTCCATCGGCCGGTGGCTATCCGGCGATGGATGTAAATTAACCGCCGGTTTTGTTGTCGTCAATACCGCCGGTTAATTTATTTTTCAAGGCGTTCGGGTATGCTTCGAGTTGTACTGTATGCATGTACAGGTATTAGGGAGAGGTCTATGAGTAAGCCGAACAAGAATCAGGATAAAAAAGTTGAAGTGACCGGGATGGAACGACTAGGTCTTCGAGTTTCGGAAATGATCAATCATCCCATTGCACAGCTTCAGCGCTGGGTAACGATCCATCGTCTAGACACGGACGGTGATCGGGAATGGGAGGAGGTAATGGGCTTGTTGTCCGAGACGGATGGCATAGACATGATATTCAACGACGATGAGTCGGTGACGCTTAGGTGGGAGGCAAGTGCCGAGGAGGATCGGCCTGTGGAGGTGATCGAACCGGTGGAAGAGGCTGCACCTTTCTGACGGACATAAAAAAGCCCGCTCAATGGCGGGCTTTGCTCAGGCTTCTGTGATAAAGAGCCTGTGCAGTTCGCCGTCTTTAAACACTGGTCGTGCTCTCACCTTTAATGGTTCGTGGCGATTCAGTGCTTGGGTATAGGGGTTGTTTGGCTGCGTTAGAGCAACATCGTTAATTTTCCCATGGTATGTGCCAGCGTATCCTTCGATCTCTACTCGGCATACGCCGCTATCCACGCTCAGAGAATAAATTCTAGTCACCACATAGTTACCTGGCTCGCCAACCACGACGTCACCGTCTGAGCGGATTGCAAGTGCTTCAGGTTCAGAAATCACTACAGGGTGTTCGGAGTCGGAAAATTGGGTGATCTGGTTACAGCTTTTTCCGACCGGAGCGAGTGCTGCTCTCATAGGCGATTTCGCAGCCTCGATCAGTCCTGGAATCGAAACCATCATTTTTTCGTGAAGGCTGGCGAGATTGTCATTTGCCTTAATCAGCCCATTGGCCAAAAGGGTATTCAATTCAGAAGACGACTTCGCCTGTTCCTTGATGACGTCGACCAATTCTTTCACGTTAGATGTCCCCGACAGCGCTTCTTTGATGTGCCCCATCACCTTCGCCACTAGCCAGTCGAAAGCCTTTTTATAGACGTCGTTAAATGCAGGGTATTGATGAGTAAGTGCTGTAAGTATAACCAGTGTTGAGTCGAATGACCCCTCCCTAGGCGGTGCCGAGAAGCACCGTAGGTCAGATTGTTTTTTTCCAGAAAGGACTTCGCCGTGAAGACAATAATGGCTGACTAGCCGGTACAGGCGCCCAGACCCATCAACAGACCGAGCGTACTGAGCAGAGTCAAGTAGATGCCTGTCTGCATCTCCTCCGTCGTACTTGACGTCCATGTGGCCGGCTACACCGGTCATCGAATCCCATTTCATGAGTCTTCCTTGAGGCCGGAGGTTCAATGGCCCACGAGTATTGGATATTAGCTTGGGCAGCGATTTGGATAGAGACCCGCTTCGCTACACAAGGTGGGCGTTCCACACCAGCAGCACCCGTGCCTGAATGAATGTCATGTCTCGACGAATCATCCGGTCTTTGTGCCTGGTGTTGTCGGAGATCATTTCAAAATGATCTTCATCGGCAACCTGCAGACGCTTGATGTATATGTGGTCGTCCCACGAGAAAAGGTAGATTCCATCACCAGCGAAATCGCGGATGCTGACGTCTACGATAAGGGGGTCGCGGTGCTTGATTGTTGGCTCCATCGACTGACCCCAGCCGGTGACCATCTTCAAGTGAAAGTGCTCTTCGAAATCCACACCGAGCTCACGCAGATGCTTTGGGCTTACCCTGACGTCCTGGAACATTTCAGGGTAGTCGTGGGCGATCTGCCCTCCGCCCATCGCTGCACGAATGTCGTAGTGGGCGATCCACACCTCGTCACCGACTAGGCCGGGGCGGGAGAAGTCGCCAGTTATGACGTTCCCTGAATCACCCTTTCCGTTGTCAGTCTCTTCGGCGACAGCCAATAGTCGCCGGCGCGCATGATCCGGAAGGCCTTTTCCTTGTTTCGCCAACATCTGACGAACCATTTCAGCTGCCGATGTCACGCTTCCGGAAGCTTCCGTGAAGTCAGCTGCGGTCGTTAGGCCGTTGATCTCTTGAGCTAATCGCGTACTGAACTTATCGACAGGAACGCCCAGCATTCGCGAAAGCACAGTGGCAAATTTCGCATTCAGAGGATTAGTGCCGTTCAAATACATCGCCACAGCAGCAGCAGAAATATCCGCTGCTTCCGCGAGGCTCGCCTGGGTGAGGCCCAAAGCATTTTTCTTCGACACGAATAGCGCCTTGGCGGCGTCGCATTCAGCCTTTAGCTCTGGGGAAAGCTCTTTCTTTTTCGTCATTGGCGAAATTTAACCGTTGGTTAATTTATTTGCGTCAACCGGCGGTATTGCTTAGAAACTAACCGGCGGTTAATATCTCAGGCACACATCACGCTTCTTAGGCCAAGAAATGAAGAAGACGCCATTGCCCGAACTGGTAGAGAAAATTGGCCAAGCTGCCGTTGCTAAGGCACTTGGTGTCAGTTCGCCCGCAATTTCAAAAGCACTGCGCGTAGAGCGAGACATTCAGGTTCTGGAACACGAAGACGGAACCTACACCGCTGAGGAAATCAGACCTTTTCCATCACAAAACACCGCCGCGTGATCGGGGTGGGGCTATGGAGCCGATTATCCATGCCAGGAACAAGTAACCGCAGTACACCGGATTAGCTGTTGATTTATCCAGTAAAAAAGATCTGCCAGGAAGACCATTAGGGGAAGGAAATGGACGGCAATACGTCAGGAAGAGTGGGGACATTGAACGCTGAGAGCGGTAGCTCTGTAGGCGGGATTGGTCGTGTCTGCTGGAAAGTAAATGCCTGAATTTCGGGCGAAAAAAAGCCGGTGGCTAGACCGGCTTCTTCACAACGCAAATCACTCAGGGGCCATTATGAACACGAGTGCTAATCCCGGCAATACCTATCAGATCGTGACACTTTGCGCGGGGTCACAAGGCGTGCCGCGACTCTGCGTCATGGTAGTTTCTGAGACTGGAGGTAAGCTGTGAGCACCATCATCATGAGTGCCTGCTGGCCATTGCAAGGTATGAGTCCGGCGCAGAAGTCCGTATTAATTTCCCTTGCAGACAATGCCAACGACGAAGGCGTGTGCTGGCCATCTGTCGCCCGTATTGCAGACCGAACTTGCTTGTCCGAACGCGCCGTTCGCAACGCCATTCGCTGGCTGGAAGAGTCGCAGGTGCTTACTGGTCATCAGCGGATGGGGCGCTCGACCTGGTACACCGTCACCCCTCAAACCTTCAACCCCGGCACCACGTGCCCCCCGGCACCATATGCCGATCCACCCCGGCAGGATATGCCGCCCACCCCGGCACCAGATGCCGCCCACCCCGGCATTTCCTGCCCCCAGAACCATCAAGGAACCATCAAGGAACCGTCAGGAACATCTGCACCCGTTCGCAATGACTCGAAGCAGACACCGGTTCAGCAGATCGTCGACCTGTTCAACGAGCTCTTGCCCGAGCTGCCAGGCGTAGTCCTGATCAACAAGGACCGCAAGTCCAAGATTCAAGCGCGATGGGCTGACAGCCCGGTTCATCAGGATCTGGAATTCTGGCGTGAATTCTTCGGCATGGTGCGTTCTAGCGACTGGCTGATGGGTAAGGTTGCCGGCCGTGATGGCAAGGGGTTCCGCTGCAACTTCGACTGGCTGATCGCTCCGAGCAACTTCGTCAAGGTTGTGGAGGGCAATTACAATGCGTGATCCCTACAACACCGAGGCTGAACACGGCCTGCTGGGCGCGATGATGCAGCGCCCTGAGTTGATCGACTCCCTGAGCGACGACCTATCCCCCGAATCGTTCTACTTCCCGGAAAACGCCGAGGTGTACCGGGGGATCCTAGCGGTTCGCGCGGCCGGCAAATCCGTTGACTTCCTCACTGTGGGTGATCACGTCGGCGTCTTGCCGGGTGGCTCCCCGGCGTTTGCCTACTGCGCCGAAATCGTAAATGGCACTCCCAGCGTTGCC